ATGTACTCAGTGATTAATGCAGCGAGGGCATCTCGCTGTGTTCGGTCTTTGGCCATAGCAGCATAAGCTTCTTTGAATTTCTTATCCATTATGCCCCCTCCTATAGCGTCCCTACAGTTAGAGAGTAATTAGTGTTGAATCTCTCTACCTGATATAGAGCTGTACCAGATAAGGTATGTTCGACAAGTCGCCCTGCCAAATCCGCCCCATCTGTAGCTGTATCACAGACGCGAAGACGTGTACCAGGAATCTGGAGGTTGGCACTGTATACATACTGTCCCGAAGGAATAGTAAATACCGACCCAACGCCGTTGAGACCAATAGCCAAGTTACCACTTGGAATTGTCATATTTTCCTGATACCCAGGGTAGGTCATATAGACTGTTTGGCTCGTGAGTGGGAGATTTGTAGCTTGATCAAATCCACCGGCTCGTAGTGCCCACGGAATATATGGGCCAACCCACGGAATCGTTAGAGGAGGTGTCCGGTTATCAACTGGCCAAGTTAGTGCATAGGTCGCGCGTGCCGCTTCCGCCTGTGTATCCGGTAGCTTGACTCCTGGTTCGTCGGTTAGACGACCAGTAACGTCTGAGGCATACCCAGGATGAGTTGTCAGAAGCACACAACGCCCTTCCACGATGTCCTCGGTTGTGATAACACCGGTGATGTCGTGAACTTTGTTGATCTCCATCTGTTAATTTTCCTCCGTATTCTTTAGCTTCTTTAGTCCAGCTCGAATAATTTCTACATTACTCCGGCTAGGTGCTGCCCCTAAGTCAGGGACATCTGAAGAAGCGAAACTTCTCTTAGATGTAATCATTACATCCATGAGTTGAGTGAAAGCATCCTCTGAAAGTTCTAGCCAAAGTTCTCGCTTGGCAGCAGCATCTTCACCTGAAAGGTTAATTCCAGCTTCAGATAGCTGACCAAGACGCTTTGCTAAGAGTGTGGCTTCAGCATCCTCTTTCTCTCTGAGTTCTTTATACTCTCGAAGTTTGTTGACCTCGGCTTGGAGTTTCTCAAATTTACTATGTAGTTCTTTCATCTCTTCGACTGGTTCCAAAAGAGTTCCCTCAGAGAGGGTTTCCTCTGGTTCCTGTTGAGAAGCTACAGAAGTAACTTGAGTGCGTCCGGCGTAAGAGGGATTACCAACGACCGTAGCTGCGGATAGAATTGGGTCTCCGATCCATTCGACCCCATCCTCATCTTCGCTGGATGTAGTGTAGAAGATTTCCCAGGAGATATTGATCGGTTCTCCATTAGCAGCCATGCCTTTGAGAATCTTATAGGCATCTGCTCGGTCGTCTTTCCACACGACAGCCTTGCCGTTGATTGAGACATCACTGGCCTCCAGAGAGGTAATTGGACCAAAAGGAACTGCTTCCGAATGATCGCCCTTAATCTCCCCAAGAGCCATTTTTACAGGCATATACAAACCCGTATCGAGAATATTCTGAAATGCCTCTGTCTTGATACCCTGTTTGTTCCCATTTGGTTGGTTATCTGTCAAAAGAAACTCGATCCAACCAAGATTGGGATTTTCAGTGGACGCTTCTGCTTTGAACTTTGCCGAGGATTGCAACTTAAATTCTTTCTTCATCTATTCAATCCTCCGATTTTCATTAGGGGTGTTTTCACTAGGAGACGGTGAGTAAGGAACCTCCGGTCGTTCTGGGATTCCTCTTTCCTCCATTATTTCATGTTCTTTTTCTATCTTATCCACCTCTTCTGCGAAGTCGAATCCCCCCATCTCACCAAATGTGGTCCTGGAGATGACTCCAGTATCGTAGTACTGCCTCCCCATATTGGCGATTTCTTGGGGACTCTGCAACATTATCGGTGGATAATAAGGAATTGGTACACCTCTAAAACTATTTCGTTCTCTTACTTCGTTGAAAATTTTTCTGACTATCTCTAAAAGGTCTTCTCTAATATGATTTAACGAGCTTATGGGAGGGAGCATTGCGATTTCTGCATTACTCGAACCACTTCTAGTAGTTTCACCGGAGACGATAATTCGTGGTAATCCAAGGGATATTAAAATATCTTCATTTATTGATCGGTATTTGCCTTCATCTAAGAGGGCTTTTACATCTGGGGTAACCCAATCAACTTGAAGGGTGTGGTTGGCAAATAATTGGAAAACTCTTTCAACATTGCCCGTTAGTCCTCGCCAACGCATCTGTTGTTTCAAATTATCTACAATATCGGTATCGTCTTCAGTCAATGGGAATTCATCACTGCCCATCCTGAAGAGCATGATCGCTTGAATTACACGAGAAGCAATTGCATAATCCATCTTACGAAGATTTCTCTTGTGCATAAATAGTTCGATGGCCGGTGTGAGGAAGGGGGTCGGCCAAACGGAACCACTCCTCGAATAACGTCTAATTACCGTTGGGTTTTCTAGCTTAAACTCGGTTTCTCCTGCCTTGACCTTACGAACAAAATCGGGGTATTGCTCGATTAGTAATTTATATGTTTCGTAGTCCTGAGACCCATCCATATATTTACCTTGGTTCTCGATAAAGTACTTATCCTCATCTGAGATTTTCGCCAAGACTAACAACCTATTAGGAAGAGGGGTTTTGTGGATTTTAATAGATAATGGGTCTCTATGCCAGAGGTCTACCGGCAGTTCGTAGTTTTTTCGCAAACTTGGTTTGATCGTGGTACCACTTATCCTATCCCAAGTTACTTCGGGGATAACTAACCCAGAGATTAAATATTCTAGTGCAACTCTCTTCATGAATGCACTTAACTCTTCTAACAAATACTCATAAATCAAGAATTCATTTTCCGAGGTGCAGGTGCCATTATTGAGACAAAGGTTGGTCATTGCTATCTCTATTTGCTTGTTGATCGTAGTGTAAGCAATTCCATCGTGTTCATAGAAAAATCTGCAATACCTGACGAGAGAATGATAGTCTTTGGGTACTTCCATCTTGTCTACTTGAGTGAGACCGGGGTCTAAACTCCAGACAGTACTTTGACTAACGTTGTTGTCGGGAACAAAAATTGCAGCAAGTAATCTCTTTGATTTAACTTCTTCGGGCATCAATTAACTCCTAAAACCAAGCGGGCTTAAACAAATCTCCTAAATGGCTTCTTCTCTCGTTCAAAAAACAAGCTTCTTCCACCATGTAAAGAGCTAACACGAAACAGAGCAAAGCAGAAATATTGTGGTCTTGCCCACGTCTTTTCCCACCAGTTGGGGTCAATGTAGTGAATATCAACTCCCCGGCTGGTGTTTTCCTATATGTGGTCCTCTCCAATTCAGAAATAACTGCTTCGTCTTTCCAAGAATAGACCAATTCGTGGTTGTGTGTCTTCGATTGAAGCAGTTGCATACCCAGTTGTTTGGCTCTTATCTTTATTTCTTCTCCATCTTCATTGAATCCTATCTTGATCGTCGATCTAAATTGAATAGGTATGATTCTCTTTTTATAATTCTTACCCTTGTAAGAGAGATCGTTCATCAGGTGTTGAAGAACTGCTTTACCGGAGCTTCCTTCATCTATTCCAAGGAAATCTAATTTATAAATAGACGCTAAATAATCTATGATTCTCTCTTGAGTGGGGTAATCGACATGTAATAGTTGTAAACGAAATAGAAATCTCCAGGGGTCAGTCTCCCGATATTTGTATAATACCATGCAAACCGATGGGTCTGTATATCCAAGATCAATACCAGCTATTGTTCTGTAACAATTCTTGGGCAGTCTCGGTAAAGATGAATATAACCTACCTAAATACATTGGGTCTTCTCTAAGCTTTTGTCCAGAAATCGACCCATGAAAAATATCGTAATCTTTTATTAGCATGCGTTCTCTGTCGAACATAGTGAACGATGTGGTACCATGTTCTCCGAGAACTAAATGAATGTAATCCTCGCTATCCGTTCCACCGAATTGTTTGATGTTTGTGATGTTGTCTGCTTCGGTATATCTTGGATTGTCGAAAGCACTGACTCGATGCTTTGAGAATTTTTCGTCCTTCATGTCGGCAAAGAATAAAACACTTCTTTCCCGTATTCCGGTCGGAACACCAGATACAAAGAATTGATACCCCTCTTGCCAGCTATTGATGCAGGGAAGCAATTCTACCCAAGTGCCCCAATTATAATATCCCGCCTCATCTAAAATAATCACAGGAACGTGAAGACCAATGACATTCGTACCTGTACCAGATTGACCGGCAATTCGACAGTCGATCACGACTCCGTTGTAAAGTTTTATTATGTATGACTGAGAATTGATCCCCGTTCTACCTGTATAATGTTTGAGAA